GTGGCCGTGGCGAACGATCGAAAATCCGATAGCAACGACCTCGCCCCGACCTAGCCCTCGCCACGCATCCCCTAGACAATACCATCCTCACGGGATTCGGGCTATACCCACTGCTGGATTTTGATGGGTTTTCGGGGCCGTCGCAGCGTTCGCTGCACCATGGGCAAACAAGTTGCGTGCTCTGCGCCAAAAGGGATATACGAGGGCTGGACCTACCGCGCCCGGCCCCCCAACCCCAGTCTCGGCAATATGGACAGGGATACTTCCCGTCTGGCATGCCGCGACGTCTACCGGCGCCCACCGTGGTCGAGGTGATCGATCACCTCGGAGTGGGTGACGCGGCCGTCGGCGCCGCGATGGTGCTTCACGATGCGGCGGCGGGGCGCCGCGAGGAGCTGCGCCAGATGCGCCAGCAGGGCCGCGTTGTCGTCGGGCGGCGGCGGCGGGCTTGCGCCAATTGGCACAGCCGACGATGGGGACGCCGCAGCGCTGCCGACCGGGGCTGAGCCCCCAGGCTGGGCGTCCCCGCCACTCGAACCGAGCACGGCCTGGTCCCCTTGCGGGGACTGCACCCGGTCGGCGAGCTCGTTGGCGTGGCGGTGGCCCATGTCGAACGCCGCCATGTGCCGGTCGAGAACGCGGTGCGCGTGCTCGCGCTCCGCACCGGTCTGCGCCGCCTCGAGCTCGGCGTTGCCGAGGTCGACCTTCTTGACCGCGGCGAGCCCGGAAAGCAGCGCGCCCTTGCCCTGGTTGCGCGCCTTCTCGATCTCGGCCTGCAGCTTCTGGATCATCAGGTTCTGCTGCGGGCTCGGCGGCATCTGCGGCATCTGCTTGACGAAGCGCTTGCCGCCGTCGCGGTAGCCGACGGCGCCGAAGATCTCGTTCATGATCTCCTCGACGTTGATCCCCATCTGCCCGGTCTGGAATTCCTTCGACTGCGCCAGCAGCGGCGCCGCAACGGAGATCGCCATCTGGAATTTCTGCAGCCGCTGGCGCGGGTCGCCGTTGCCGAGCCCTGCATTGACCCGGATGGTGACCTGGTGGCTCAGCAGCTCGTCGGTGATCTGCGAGACGCCGTGCTTCTGCACCAGTTGCGCCCGCTCGCCGCACAGCCCGAGCACGATGGCGTTCGACTCGTAGTACTGCTCGAGCCGCACCACCTGCGCCAGCACCGGCTCGCACCAGGTCTCCAGCCACAGCCGGATGTCGAACTCCTGCACGGTGCCGGCGGCGCCGGCGATGAGGTTGAGGCCGCCGACCGTGGCGTTGAGCGAGCGGTTGGTCTGCACCGTGCCGGAGTTGAACTGGCCCGAGGAATTGTCGAAGTCGACGTCGAGCTTCTCGATGGCGAGCTGCACCGCCTGGGGGATCGGCGGCGACGGCTCGAAGGTCACGTCGTCGGCCGCCTGCACCAGGACGTGGCTGTTCGGCCCGCGGCGGTGCACCGCGTCGAGATCGATGTTGCGGCCGCGCCGCACCTTGGTGATCGGCGCGATGCCGAGCTTCAAGGTGTCGAGAAACAGGTTGGCGACGTCGTTGATCTCCTGCTGCGTCTGCTGCCAGGATTCGACCGGCGCCATCGGAAAGATGCGGTGCGACTCCAGCGAGCCGTAGCCGAACACGACCGGGCGGTCGCCGTCCTGCTCCGGGTAGACCTCGCGGGTCGGCTTCGGATCGGTCAGATAGCGCTCGTTGCCGACCGAGAAGAACGTCATGTCCTCGCCGTTGACGCGGAAGAAATTCTCGTAGACCCACACCACGTCGAACTCGGCGGAGTTCATGGTCTCGTCGAAGCGGTCGAGGCCGAGCTCGCGGGCGCGGCGGATCGCGGCGGCGTCGAACTTCATGGTCTCGGCCGCGCCCTTGAGCACATCGTCGCCGACCCTGTGCCACGGGTTGCGCGGGTCCTTCTCGTTGCGGCGCACGTCGTCGAGCCGCATCGGATATTTCAGCACCAGGTAGGCGGCGCTCTGCGCCGGATTGGTCCAGTCGGCGGCCGGATCGATCATCACGCATTCGGGCGGAAACAGCGTGACGTCGGGCCGGTCGACGTCGGGCACCATCACGGGCCGCGTCGCCGGTTTCGTCTCGCCGGTGTCGGGATCGGCGTCGAGCATCTGCTGCTCGGTCCCGTCCTCGCCCGTATAGGTCACCGGCTCGTCGTGCGACTTGCGCAGCTGCAGCTTCCAGTACTGCTTGGAGACGCAGATCCCGGCGATCTCGGCGTCCTGCCGGGCGCCGATCGCGGTCAGCATCCACGGAATCGCGTTGCGGCCCGAGGTGCGGTCGCACCGGTAGTTGACCAGCTCCTGCATCAGCTCGGCGGCGGCGCGCTGCTCGGCGTCGCTCTCGTTGCCCGGCGAGCAGGTGATGGCGTCGACCGTGCCGAACAGCTGCCATGTCCTTGCGCACCGCCGAGCGTGTCTTGTCGCGGAAAATCTTCGAGCGGTGCGCCCAGTCGCGATGGCCGTACTTGGAGCCCTCGAAATGCTGGTTGTGGAAGGCCCGATAGGACCGCGTCCAGAACCGCCGGTTGACCTGCTGGATGTACAGGTTGGCCTGCTGCTCGGCGAGCGCGACGAGGCGCAGGTAGTCGATGCCGCTCTTGGCGGCGCGCTGCGCCTGGACCGAGGTGTTGCCGGCGCCGTCGCGGCCCTTGCCCATCGGCCGGTTGAGGCCGTCCTCTCCGGGTGGCGCGGCGCGCAGCATGTCAGCCCGGAACCTTCTTCGACTTCTGCGCCAGGATTGAGTGCTCGTCCCGCGCCTCGACGAACCGATCCGGCCGGATCGCGCCCCGCGCCAGGCGGTAGCGCTCGAGCAGCTCGCCGCCCGCCATGATGACCTTCCTCCGCTCCAGGTCCGGCATGCGGATGAAATAGACCCAGTTGCCGCCCATCAGCACGGGAATGGAAATCGCGACGCCGCCCTTGGCGAGATCGCAGTCGACGAACCACAGATGGCCCGGATAGGCGGCGTCGAGCAGATCGAACGCCCGCCGCGCGACCCACAGCTCGTAGCGCGTGCGGTCGTCAGCCGTCGGCGGCGCCTCGACTTTTTGCTCGAGCAGGCGCGTCGGGCGGCCGAAGCCGCTCGATGCGAGCTCGCGCCCGAGGGTGACGAGGCGGCCGGCCGGGACGGCGTCACGCATCTGCATCACCATTGAACCTCACTCGTAGGCGCCGCGGTGCGCCGGATCGGCATGGAAGGTGCGCCGCGTCGTCTCGTACTCGACCTCGCGGCGCTTGGCGGCCTGGAAGTCGGGATCGGCCTGCGTGATCCAGGACATGAACGGCACTGAGACGGTGGTGACTCTCGACTCGGCCGTGGTCGGGTACGTGGCGGACATCGGCTACCTCAATCAAGGTTAGCGGCTGCATCGTGATCGACGTCGTGGTATTGTACGTCGACATGAGAGGTGAGAATTCGCGACGAAGCGATCCGGACTCCCTCACCTGATGCAGGTGATTGATCACCGCGCAATCGAGCTTGCGGAGCAGAAGATCCTGACCGAGCGTATTGACCGGGACTTGAACACCAGCCTTGCTGCAATACGCCACGAAATCCGCATGGGCCGAAGCGCAGAAGAGGCGGCGGGTCCCGCCTCAATCCGGGTGGACGCTCGCCTCGTGCTCGGCGCCGTCGAAGGCGTCGGCCGGGGTCGGCGCCATGTCGTAGATGCGCGACGTCGCGTCGATCAGGTCGTCGTGCGGGGCGAACGGGAAGAAGATCGCCTCCTCGATGAAGCAGCGCGCCAGGTCGTAGGGCTCGCGGTTCTCGTCGAGCCGCCGGATCGGCTCCATGATGCGGTAGCTCTGCTGCAGCCGGGCCATCTCGGCCATGCGCCGGGTCGGCCCCTGCAGCGGGCGGTAGAGGATCTTGCCGGTCTCGTCGACGCGCCAGGTCGCGCGGCCGTCGCGCGCCCCGAGCTCGGGATGCCAGGTCACGCCCGGCAGATGGAATTTGCCCCGCTTCATGTCGGGCTCGAGCCGCTCCACCCGGTCGCGCTTGGAGTGCGGGCCCTCGCGCGGAAAGCCGAGCTCCTCGATCTCGAACGGGCAGTCGTCGCGTTCCTGCCATTCGGAGATCACCTCGACGTCGACCTGGGCGCCGTAGCGCTCGTAGCCGACGCGGACCAGCTGCACCCCCGGCTGGTCGGACCAATGGGTGTAGAGCTGCCTCAGGTACTGCCAGCGCTCGGAGAGCTTCATGCGGTGGCGCACGCCGTCGAGCAGGTATTTGTTGCCGCCCTGGTCGACCCCGACCACCGCGATCGCGGTGCGGTCCGAGCGATGGGTCTTCGAGCCCTTCGACGGATCGCACATGATGTAGACGTTGAGCTTGAGCGGCCGGACCTCGAACGGCCGGAACCACTGCGCGCGAAACACCGCCTCGTTGCCGGCGATCGGATTGAGCAGCATCTGCGCCGAGACGGTCGAGCGCTGCGCGGTCTTGACCTCGTCCCAGCGCGCCTGGGTGAGCAGGACCGGCCGGCCCTTCAGCGTGCCGTCGTCGGTCGCCGGATGGATCCGCGGCTTGAGCACGCCACGCTCGAGGATCACCCCGTAGGTGTCGCCGAAGTGATAGCGCGTCCCCACGTGCCACTTGCGCACCCCGTCGTGCTTGCCGAGGTTGTCGGAGAGCTCCCACGCCGCCGTGGTCTTCAGGATCTGCTCCGGTGATGTCACCGACTTGTCGGTGACGACGTCGTCGTAGACCAGCAGGTCGTAGTGCCGCGACGTCGGCTGCCCGTCGACCAGGCCATGGGCCTCGATCGTCGCCTCCTTCGGGTTGCCCCGGCGCCTGACGATCAGGCCTTCGGACTCCGACCATTTCGGCGCCTCGGTCCTGGGCGCCGCCCACAGCACGTCGGAATAGAGCCGCTGCAGACAGGCGTTGCTCTCCAGCTCGCGCTTGATCTGCACCAGGAACGCCTTGGCGATGTCGGCCTTGAACGAGAAGATCGCGACCGTCAGCTCGGGATTGCACAGCACCTCCTGGATGATGCCGGCGAAGGTGCAGACCGAAGACTTGAAGTGATAGCGGCTCCACAGATCGAGATGCCCGTCCGGAGCCGCCTCGACCTCGCGGGCGCGGGCGAACACCCACGGATGAAACGCGTCGCGGCGCCCGAGCGGCCCGGTCAGCAGGAAGAAGCGGTCGTTGCAGCCGAGCAGCGCCAGCCCGGCCTGGTCGAGCGCCTCGGGGCTCGCCGGATCGAGGAACGCCTGGTAGCGCTCGCACGTGGTCCGGTAATCCCAGAACGGCAGCTCGTCGGTGATGACATCGGCGAGCCATTGATTGTACGGAGCCAGATAGCGCGCGCCGCGCAGCTCACGCGTCTTCACCGCGCCACGCACCTCGATATATCACGACACGTCGTGCCGCGCCCGCCTGATCGCCGCCAGCGTATCGGCGAGCGGCGTCGCGACGACATCGTCGAGGCGGCGCGGCCCGACCTCGGCCGCCTGCCGCTCGCGGATCTCGGCGAGCCGGATCAGGCACTCGGCCGCCGCCGTCATGGCATCGGCCACCTTCTCGAGCAGCGTTCCGACCTTGTCGGGGGCGGTCGGCTTCTCCGGATCGGCGAGGCGGATGCCGCGCAGCACCGCGATCGCGCAGGCGTTGAGCTCGCGCAGGGTCGCGGCGATGCCGTCCGCGTCGGTCGGCGCGCCGTGGTCGCGGGCGTCCCCCGCGGCGGTGTGGTGCGGGTCCATCAGCGGCCCTCCGCAGATGTTGCAGCCGCGGCCGCATCCGGCGATGTGCCGGCAGGAGATGGACCGGCAGACGAAATCCCGGCGGACGGCGGATCGAGCGGCTCGCCACCATTGGTAAAAAGCGCGTTGGCGGCCTCGATCTCGTCGGCGGCCCGGGCCACCTGCGCGACCACCGCGCGCGTCGTCCGCATGCCGTCGGTCACGCGGGCCGCGTGCCGCTCCATCTCGTCGGCGAGCTTGTCCGCCTCGTCGTTCATGGCGTGAAAGTTCTGCACCAGGCGCGCGATGCCGCGCACCTTGTGGGTCGTCGTCATGGATCGCTCCTTTGCGGCATCGGCCGCGGCGCCGAGGTGGTGGTCGAGATCGCGGGATCGCGCAAGCGTCGCGGCGACCGCGTCGGTTACCGCCGCCATCGCCGGCACATCGCTGCGGCCGCAGGCCGGGCAGCGCGCATGGCCGCCGCGCCGCGCCACGAACTCGGTGCCGCAGTCACAGATGACGCTGGTGTACTGCTCGACCAGGCCGCCCAGTCGGTGGCGCATCTCCGCCGACACCTGGTCGAGCCGTCTCACGATTCGTCATCCATCGGATGTCTGCCGACGCCGGCGCTTGGAGGGTCGGCGTACGTGTTGTTCGGCAGTCTTTCGTCGTGCTCGACCGGCCGCGCCGCGTCGGTCACGCCAAGCCGGCGATAGATCGCGAGCACGCGGCGGTCCTCGCGGTCGGGGTCGTCGCGATACGGCGTGCAGTCGAGATGTTTCGGCGGCGCCGCGATCGGCTCGCGCGAGATGCGTTTGATCCACGGCTTCAGCGCCGCCTCGTAGGCGAGCGGCGCCACTCCGGCCGAGCGCAGCAACCGATGTTCGGCGAGCGTGGCGAACTCGTGCGCCGCCGGGTAGGAAAAACCCTTGGCGTCGATCAGCGCCTTCTCGGTGTGCTCGTGGGTCGCGAGCGCCCGCATCACGAGGGGGGCAATGTGCGCGCTGCGTCGTCCCGGCAGCGCGACCCGGCCGGCGCGCAGCGCCGCGGCCAGGTGCCGGTCGATGTAGATGGTGGCGCCCGCGGTGTCGTAGCCGGCGAGGTCGGCGACGTCG